AAGGGCGCAGGCGAAGGCAAAGTCAGAAGGCAAGACAGTTTCAGAAGCCATCAATGACTTCTTAAAGGAGTTCGTCAAATGACAACTGCCGAAATTGCAACTGCCTTTGCCGAACGCGGTTGGTATGTGATGCCTTGCTATCCTCAACAGAAAACGCCATTCTTTCCAATAGCAAAGCAAGGCTATAAGTCAGCGAGCAACAACCCAAAGGTTGTCAATAAATGGTTTAGTAAGTCACCGCTTCTAAACATTGCCATTGCTTGTGCGCCATCAGGTCTTGTTGTCTTTGATGTTGACTATCGAAATGGCGGAACAACTGAAGGCTTAGATACCAACACCTTCACAGTTGAAACAGGTGATGGTCTGCATCTCTACTATCAAGCTACTGCGCCCACATATCCTGGCAAATTGCGCGATGGCGTTGATATTAAGTTCAATGGATATGTAGTCACCGCAGGATCACTTCACGAAAATGGCAAGTTCTATGAAGTTGTCAAAGACATTGAGCCTGCCCCTGTGATGGGATGGTGCTAAATGAATGGATGGGATTTGCTCATCGTATTCTTCACCGCGTTCTACGCCTTTGCCATTGGTAGAAGCATCATCATTTGGACTTTATTCTCAGCCTTTTATGGCTTTTGGATTCCGCTTCTGATGATTCTATTTATGCCAAAACGACAACCAAGTGCGGTCATCTTCCCTCAATGGTTTATGGATTGGCTTGGGCCTAAATACATCAACCGCAGAATCAAGAAAATGGAGCAACAGTTCTAGTCACTTGCTAAGGCGCGAGCGATGCCTTCTTCCAAAGAAATCTTTGGCTGATAGAACTCAAGCATCCGAGCAGGATTTCCGACCCGATAGGCAACCCCAACAGGTGCCTTCGGGTTGGTTCTTATTTGAGCCAAATAACCCGCTTGCAACATCACCATCTCTGCCAATTGAATGAATGAAGTTGGGCGACCTGAACACAAATTGGAAACTTTGACATCATTTGTGATTGCCTCAAAGGTTGCTTTGACGACATCCTCAATGTGGATGAAGTCGCGCACCTGCGTTCCACGACCCCAAACATCAAAGGGGGTTGCCTTCTCTTTGCCTCGTTTGATAAAAGATGGGAATGGATAGTCAAGGCTTTGATCGCTTCCATAGCCACTAAATGGTCGCAACACTGTGACTTTCAGGCCCTCATTGCGAGCATAAGAGGCGAGCATCTCGCCTGATAACTTTGACCAACCATAGGTCAAGTCAGGGGTGCGGATATGCTCAAGGTTGATGTCGAACTCTTTGAGGCTCTGCTTATATTCTAGTTTTTGCAGATAAATGGGATAAGCAGCACTTGATGAGAAATAGACAATGTGTCCAGGGCGCGTTCGCAAAGCCCATTGGAACAGGTCTGCATCAATAGCTAAATCAGCAGCAACGCTCAGTGGGTTGCCCTCAATGGTTGCTCGCCCGCCGACAATAGCTGCCAAGTGAATCACCACATCAAATTTTGTGTCATCTTTGGCAAAGAAATCTCTGACATCTCGGCCGTTCTTGATGTCGATGCCTGTGATGGAGTTGCGCTTAGAATCTAAATGCTTCTTGAAATTAGTGCCAACAAAGCCTGCATCGCCTGTAATCAGGATTTTCATTTCCCCCACCTGTCGCTCTCGTATTTGTATTTCTCAGTGTTGGCTTCTGCCAATTGAGCATCGCGGTCAATCCTGAAGATGAAGCGGTCATTCTCATCAAGAGCTGCGCCAATGTGGGAAAGTTTAGTTGGCGCATCAAAGGCAATGCCTGTTCTTATTGACTTGCCCTCAATAGCGGTGTTGTAGAAAGGATCGTGAATCAGGATTGAATCCTTGACCCTTGGATAGATAATAGTTGCAAGAAATGCTTGGTCTGTGGTGTAGAAATCGCCAGGGTTATTGTCGGCAATAAGCTCTTGCATATCCCGCAACTTGTAAGTCTTGCCGGCAAACATTCCTGCGCTTATTAAGTAATTATGACCTGAAGGATGGTCTTTGATGATGTGATAATCAAGACCTGATTGCTCCCATTCTTCGTGGGCTATTCTGTCACGAAAAGACAAGCGGGCATCAGCATCACGGCAGATGACCACTTCAAATTGCGGGTCAGCAAAAGCAAGATAACGCCAAAGCCTTGCGGTGTTATTTTCTACCTCACTCATCCTTACAATCTTCACGCCTTTGACAAGATTCAAAGTGCTTATGACCCATTCATCAACGCTTTCGCCCACATAAAAGACTAAACGGAAGCCATCCTCAAATGGAAAATAACGCGAGCCAAGAATTGCGTTCTTGATAGCTCCAATGGTGTAGCGCGGATCATTGCCATATAAGGAAAAGGCAATTGCTCTCATTTCAATAAATCTCGCAAGAGAACTTGATAGTCCTCGCTCTTGATGTAAAAGTCATAGGCCAAGGCATCGAATGAATACATTTCACGGGCATTGACAGAGCGATAGCCTTCATCCCATTCGGCTTTGCCTGCTAGTGGATGGCAATGCTCAATGATGACTTCGGGCAGATAAACGAGGTTGCCAAGGTCTTGACCTAGTTTCTTCCAAAAGTTGTCAAGATAAAGATGGCGAAGTTTCGGTGGCACCATCCCGCCAAGGGCGCTGACGATGGCTTTTGACATCATCACAGCAGTTGGCAAGTTCTCGCCTTGAAGAAGGTCATTGCCATAAGCCACGCCAGGGGCGGTGCCTATGGCTTTACTCAATTCAATATCCCAATCAGGTGTTCTGAATCTATGGTCATCGCCAATGAAGGTGAAAAAGTCATATTCGTCAACATACTTCTTGGCAGCGACATTGACAGGATAAGCCATTCCCCTTGTGGTGTTTTCAATCTCCAAGATGTATTCGACACCGACTGCGGTGCGATAATTGATTAGTTCCTCGTCATCTTTGTCCACAACGAAGAGCAGGTCAGAGCGACAAGAGAACTGCCTGTGAGCTTGCAGAACTTCAACTGCATTCTTTGGCCTGCCTCTAGTTGGCACAAGCACTAGATTATTTTTCACTATCATTGATTTCCCCATAAATGGCGGTGTAAGCCGCCAAGTCGATGATGCTATCTTCGTGGTCAGGTGTCTGAATCAAGCGAGCAATTTTGACAAGACATAAACACAAAGCGACCTGTGAAGCACTTATCTCTTTTTCAAGATAAACACTCCACAGGTCGGCGATGCGCTTGTGATTGATGTATGGGTCGCCATAAATATCTTGGCGATCCGTTGCGGTGAGGCGTTTAGCCTCATCCAAAATCTTCCCCGATTTCATTTTCTTACTTACTTCCGCGCCCAAACTCTGAAGCCTTCGGGTCGATGGCCTTTAATATCGGGCCAAGGAATGCTGCAACGAAGCAGGCAACATAATCTTTTAGAGGGCGCGATGGGTCTGCGAGGTATAGAGCTGCGACTGAGGCTGCTCCTGCTCTTGCATAGGTGCTTCCAACTGCGATGACTTTTTCTTTGTCGAGCATTTGCACTCCTTGAACTTAGGTCTGCCGAAGCCCACAATGAACACCGGCAGAGATGGGTGGAACTTTCCGCGATTTTTAACTTTGTATGCGCGAATCTTACGACATACCTGACCGCCATTGCGTTGGTCGCCTTTGACATCAGGTGAGGTGTTGCCTTCGATGACGATGACAGTGCCATTGCCTTTGACTTCTTCAACGATACCGATGTGGGAGATGCGGTCAAGGCTATCATTTGGAAAATCAAAAAAGGCTAAGTCGCCAGGCATCGGCTCGGCGGTGGCGAGGTCTTGCCAACGCTTCGCAGAGGCAAATGCCTTTGCCCCTGCCGGTGTGTAGGTGCAATCAGGAATCTTCAAACCAACTTGCTTGGCACACCAATTGACGAAGGCACCACACCAAGGCTGATTTGCCTTTTGATATTTTGTTTCATTATCAGCAGGGCCTTCAATATAGCCAAGTTCGGCAACTGCGGTGGCTATGAATTTATCTGCTTGGCACATATTATTTCCGCTTTGTTAGAAGGATTCTATAAATCTCTTCAACTTGTCGTTCTAATCTGTTGACCGAATCTTTCAAACTTGAGCCACCATTTGGCTTTAACTCGTTTAGATAATGCTTGACGAGCCATTTGATGCCAATGGCCACTGATCCAATTATGCTTATCAAGGCAACGATAAAGCCTGCCCAATCAACTGCGCTCATTTTATGGCTCCAAGTAAAGAACGGAAACTGTGGTGGTGTTAGCTCCCGCCGTGGCAGCATAAAGAACACTGCCAATAGGAACTAGAAAATCTAAATTTGTATCTTTTGGAAATTGCATTCCATTACTACTTGTCACATCAGAGCCACCACTGTAGCAGGGATGGTCATTGCTATTGTGCAAGACAACTCGGCGATTTTCGCCATACGCTTCAACGATAATTTGAGCAGTTGAGTTGACAAGCACTTGTTTTGAGGAAGCCATTTTTCTCCTGTTTCAAGAACCCCAAGTTTTCAAAATCATCTATTTGGTCATCAATGGTGCGAGTGATGGGAAAGATGTCGGAAATCATAATAGATTGACCAAATTCCTTGTTCGCCCCGATGCGAGTTGAGTGTAAACCTGAGTCGTTGCAACCGATGAGTGTCGCATCAAATCGCGCACTGCTAAAAGGTCACCGCCTGATTTCTCAAGCATATTGGTTGCAAAATAATGGCGACAGGCGTGGAAGGTTTTGACCTCAATGTTTAGGCGCTTCATCTCTGCGCTCGTCATCTTGGAAAGGCAATTGCTTGTCACATTCCACAGACGACCTTGGGTCTTGTAGGACAGAATTACATCTGCCACCTTTTGGGCCACAGGAACCGACAAGTCAGTTCCGCCTTTGCCCGCAATTCTTAAAATGTAGCCATCATCTCTTTGCTCTAGGTCAATGCCTTTGAGGTTGGCAACTTCCATCGCTCGCAGTCCTGCCGAGCATCCGATGATGAACCAATCGCGCATTGGTTGCTTGGCTTCGGTCATCACAAGCCTTGCTTCATTTGGCGTTAGTGGGTGCGGTAGCCCGCGAGATTTGCGAACAGGTGGAAGGTCAAGATAACAGTTGTTAGAAATGACACCCATCTTGTTCAGGGTCTTGAATAAGGATCGAAAGCGAGCTGCGTAGGTGCCTTTTGTTGAAACGGCTTTTGGCACCATCACGGCTGCCATTATGTCCTCAACTGTTGCGAGCTGAGGATGAACCCCCATTCTTACCAGGAGGTTGTAATCATTGCGAAACAGAGCCATTGAAAAGCCCTGCATTTGATACCGAGCAAGGAGTTTTTCCTTGATGGCTTCCATCTCTATAAGTTCCATAGCCCAACAATAACCTATGTTGTCAACCACAATCGCACACGATTGTGCCAAGAACAATCCCCTTGCCAAGCTGAAGCATCGTAGCGGATAGCGCACAATCCACAGGACTTAAGTGGCAAGCACCTGCTGCTGCAAGTTTGACTACAGGGTATGTCAATACAACAGCGAACGAATCAACTAGTAGCACTTCTTACACAGATTTATCAACCGTCACTTCGGTCACCGTCACAACAGGCACAAAAGCCTTAGTTTTATTCGGTGCAAAAACTAATCCAGCAAGCGGTGCTTTGGCTTCTTGCAGCATAGCTGTTTCAGGCGCAACGACAATATCTGTTAATGACGATAACCGCATAAGCACCGAGAATGGAGATGCTTCTATTTTTAGAGCAATTCAATTTACTTTGACTGCTGGCTCAAACACTTTTACAATGAAATTCAAAACTTCAAGTGGAACAAGTTTCTACAACAACCGCGTAATATCAGTTATAGATTTGGGATCATAATGATAAGAGTAAATAAGAAAATCAATTTAGAGCAATTAGATAAAGAGCTCAATGGCTTAGGTTTAATCGCATCAGCAGACGATGCCAATGAAATAACTGCCGTCGGTTTAGCAGAAAATAATGATGCAACTGAAACAGACTTAAAGGCTGCAATAGATGCTCATATTGCTGAATTTAAGGAACTTACAGTTGAAGAAAAATTGGCTTCAGTAGGGCTGACTCTAGACGATCTAAAAACAGCCCTTGGTCTTTAGAACAATCCCTCAAGATTATGCTAGAAGTAGTTTAGCTTCTTCCTCAGTAATCCCTAGCCGATCTAGCAGGGCTGCCTTTTGGGCAGCCTTTGCTTCGGCTTCGGCTTTGCGTTGCGCTGCTTCTTGAGCATCTTTTTCTATTTGAGCAATTTCAGCCTCGGTTGCATCTCTTAAAATAGTTTCGCCAGTTTCAGCATTAACTTCAGTTATTTTTAATGTCATTATTTTACTCCATACAGTAGAACTTCGCCGCCGTTTAAATCGCCGCCACCTGATTCTGTTGCAATTCTAAAAGACGATATAGCACCAGTTTGATTATACATCATTCTGCCTGCTCTATATCTAAAAGAAGTATTTGTAGTAGGGTCGGTAGTCATTTCATACCAGTTGCCAAGTTTCCAAGTTGTTGTGTTGGCATAATCCCATATTTGGAATAATCCAAAAAATTGACTTACAGTATTGTCGTTAGCAGTTCCAAAACTCCAAAGAGTGTCGCTAAAAGCAGTTGTGCTAACTGACGAAAAATCATTAGCAAGTTTATGTCTATTTGCATTGCTATCGTCATTAACTCTTATAGTCAAATCGTGACCATCATTCGTTGGTTTGAAGTTTCTGATTACTATCTGTAAATCATTGTAAGTTGCTGGAATAGAACTGATTAAAACGCTTGCGCCAGTTAGGGTAGTGGTTGAAATTAAAGTCATACCACCAGAAGCAGGGGCAGCCCACTTAAGGCCTGTTGCCTCAACACTATCCGCTACAAGTGTGTAGCCATTGGTTCCAACAGGGAGGTTGTCGAAGGTCGCGTTGCCTGTGCCTACAATTAGGTCACCTTTGGCTGTTATCTCTGTGGCCATCGAGTTGGTGATTGTGACAGTTCCCGAAGTTCCGCCACCTGAGATTCCTGTTCCTGCGGTGACACCTTCGATGTCGCCCGAAGCAGGTGTTGCGAATTGGAAGAAGATAGCTGCGCTTGCGCTAGTGAAGCGAAGAACGCCACCTTGATTCTGAGCAAGAGCAAGTGATCCTGATGTTGTCACAGTTGCGGTGCCTGCGGTGATTGTGCAAACGCCTGCGCCTAAATTGATTATTGTGACAATGTCACCTGCTGCAAACAATCCTGTATTCACAGTGATTGTTGTTGCGCTGCCATTGCTCATTGATATAGCAGTGCCGGCATCGGCAGCCACTAGAACATAAGAGGCAACCTTTGCACTTGCATCGCCACCAAGCATTGCAGTCTGTTGCAATGATGTCATTTGCGCTGCCGTCAAGACCTGACCGGTCGTGAAGGTTTGTTTAGCCATTTCTTCTCCTTAGTATGAAAGAACTCCCACAGTTCCATCAAGCAGACCTTGGATTGTGGAATCCAAGATGAATGCCTGAATTATAGGCTCTGCGGTGAGGAAGCGTGTTGTCCAAGTGTTCGGCGTGATGTCGTGCTGAATGCCTTGAACGAATAACTCAAGGGTAAAGGTTGAGGATGCCTGACCTGTCTTGGTGACATTTATCAGGGTGAACAAATCTGATTCAAGGCCTGCCACAATGCGATTTGGGGCAGTGGAATCCATAAGATTTAATCCAATGGAATCAATGCGAAGCAGGGCATTTTCGCGGGCATTTAGAAGCATTGAAGCCTGGTCTAAGGCCTCCGCATCGGTCTGCATTAGAAGGTCAGAGCGCGATCCTGAGTGAATGAAGAAGGTTTCTATCGAGCTAGTTGATTGAACATTTTGGGCAACTCCGCCAAGGCGGGTGACAGTTATATCGTTGAAAATCTGTGTGTCATCGTAGGCAAAGTCAATGCTTTGATAGGAGATATTTGTGCCATCATCATTGAACAATAAAGGCGTTTCGTCAGCCTTTTCTGAAACTGTGGTTCTTGATAAAAATACTGCGTTGCCTTCGTCATCAATAAAGAAGCCACCAAGTTCGCTTTGCTCTATTGTCTGACAGGCTCCAAGCAAGGTGCGATTTGTGCCAGGGTCGGCTTGCACTAGGGTATCGCCTACATCAATGAGTCTTTGACTTACAGGGAAACTTGCAATATCGAGCAAGTTCTCAATGCGCGCCCCCGTGGTTTGACCGGCGGATGAACCCGCAACAGTCGTGATGTTGACATTTTGTAAAAGACGAAAGGCATCGACACATTGGAAAGTCACAGTTGAAACTTCATCATTGCCAAGCCTGAATGTATTATCAAAACTTGTAATGTAGCCTGAATAGAGATAGTAGCGGTCAACACCTGAGCCATCATCATAATCTGCCCAAATGCGAATCTTGCGAAGAGGCAAGAGTTTGCCATAGTAAGGCCCCGAAGCATTCTGAGGGTTATAGTCACCATTCTCGTCTTCTAAGACGACACTGGCCGTGCCTGCTTCAAAGCTATTAAGAACTCGATTTCGGCCTCGGCGGATGGAAACGCGAAGGGCGATGTCACTTACATCAACGACATCTGCCGGTGCATCTGCCAAGATGCCCACGCCAAGGGGCGTTGAAGGATCATCTAAAATTAAAGGGTTTCCAAAGGCAGGGCCATTTGCGAAGTCAATGCTGACTCCAAGAACGGGTGTGCCTGGCATTACAGACCGCCAACAAAGAGAATTGGATTACCGCTTTGTTGTTCTAACAAGATTCGCTGACGGATGGCATTAGCCAAATCTGCCTCTGTTTGAACATTGCCTTCAACAGTGACATTGACAGTCATTCCTGCATTTTCTGCCATACGGAAAGAGCCAGGGTCAAAGGTCGAACCTGCGCTGATGCCAGGGCCATCAAATACCCCCATTGCTTGCATTCTTGCTCGCTCATCACTAAGAGCGCCAAGGCCTGATGTGCTAATAGAATCAGTCAAGGTATCGATGTGTTCTTTTAGTAAAACACTAATTGCGGTGCCTTTTTCTGTTGCATCTCTAAGTGATGTCAGTGTGTCAATTTGTTCTTCAATTTTACTTATTGAAACTGCTGCGGAAGCAGGATTGAAAGGATTTGCAACAAAGCTATCGCCTCCGACACCACCGGTCACGCCGCCACCTGTGACACCACCACCAGTCACGCCGCTACCTGTGACACCAGCTACGCGAGGCGCTCCAAGTGCAGCAAGGTAGGCATTGAGAGCTGCAAGAGCGCGCTTCCAAGCATCGGCAGCTTCATCTCCTGGCAAAGACCAACCCTTGGAGAGTGCGGCTTGTAGCGCAGTTCCATCTTGAACTGTCTTTCCATAGGCAAGAACTTCAGCGCGGGTCATTCCCCATTTGCCCATCAACTTCTCAATTTCTGAGTCGTCAATCTTTTCATCTTTTAGGGCGCGGGTGAAATCTACATACTTCTCGGCTTCTTCTTTTGTCAGACCCCACTTCATTAGCAGGTTGACAATTGGGCCGTCATTTAGGTCTGTTGAGTTGGCAGCATAGATTCGGGCGATGTATTCAAGAACTTCACCCTTTGTAATGTTCCACTTTTGAGCAAGAACAGAAACTTCTTCATCACTGATTACTGCATCAGAGAGAACTTGCAAGAGATCGGTGTAGCGTTGAGCAGCCTCATTGAGTTTCATCTGCGCTTCCATATTGGCAATCAACGCATTGACTCTTGCTGCTTCTTCTAAGTTGGCTTGCTTTAGAAGGTTGAGTCGAGCCGCTTCAAGTTGAATTGGGTCTTTCTCGGCGGTTGGCTTGACACCTAACTTGCGAAGAGCTGCGAGAGCTCTTTCAGTTGCAAGTTGCTCTTTTGTCTTTTTATTCAAACCAGCAGTTGTGACAGTCAAAGCCTTGTTTTTGATATTGGCGGTGGCAGTTGCCTGAGATAATCTGTTCAAATCTGCTAGATGACCTGTCACAACTTGCGAGTTCTTTTGAATTGCCTCGGTGTTATCGTCAAGGCTATTGGTCATCTTGTTGAGAACAAGGAGAGTTCCGCCAACTGCTGCGGTAAAAGCAGTTATGCCTGCGGCTGCTGCAAAGGCCGAAGTTCCACCTGTGGCAAAGGCTGTTGCGGTGCCTGCGGCGGTGCCTGCGACTGCCTGCTTCTTAAATACGCCTGTCAAAAGTTTCAGGGCTGCAATAATTGCGCCGATACCCGCAGCGACTTTAGTGCCAACAAAGGTGCCAACGATAAGAGCTGTGAAAATCTTGAATGTTGTTAGGTTGTCAGAGATGGTCTTGAACATTGAGCCAAGACCCTTGGTCGCTTTGATTAGAAATTCTATGATGTCGCCAAGTGCGCCTGCGAGTTCATCTTTGTTTTGTGCAATGAATTTCTCAAAAGCAGGGATGACTTGTGTTTGAAATACGACTACCAAATCCTCTAAGACAGGAAGAAAGGCGAAGCCTAAAGTTTCAAGTGCTTCGCTGAAGGCAATTTGAATGCCCTGCATCCGACCTTCAAAAGTTTGAGCGCGTGTTGATGCTGCTCCTGCAAAGGTCTTTCCTAATTCATCAAGGGCAGCATTTAGGTCTTTGCTCTTTTTGATGTCTTCCGATAATGGCACACCAAGTTTTGTGAGAGCGCCAATGTTCCCACCTACTGCTTTGGCTAACGCTAAGGAAACGCTCTGCAAATCCTTTTGAGCGCCTGCCGAAATATCAAGGGCAAGTGATTGGAGTGCTTGTGCCTCAGTGATGTCTTGAGTGGCATTAAGTAGGGTCGTTAGCGATGGGCGAAGTTCGTCATCGGTGACAGAAACAAGTCTTTGTTGCGTGGCTATGTAATCTTCGACCCCTGCAATAGCAGAATCGGTTGCGCCTGTGGTGTTGCGAAGGGCATTGGCGAGCAATGCCTGTGACTTCTGATCTGCGATAGCGGCTTCAACGCCGTCTTTGCCTAGCTTTACTGCCAGCGCCCCTGCCGCGAGGGCGGCAACGCCAAATGCCTTGGCAATCTTTTTGCCAGCATCTTTGAAATTTTGTTCAAGTTTGTTAAGGTCTTTTAGGGCCTGCTTTGAACCTTTGTCGTTATAGACAGTGACAATGCGTTCAATAATTGCCATTGCCTAACCTTCTCTCTGATTCAAATTTGCATCCATTCGTGCCTGCGCTTTGCTTTCAGCATTTTTAATTGCTTCAAAGATAGCACGCTGAGCATTCTTCTTGTTTTCGTCAACTGCTCTGATAAGAGCGCGACCTTTATCTTGACCCAAGAGTTTAGATGTCGGCAAAACTCCATAATACTTTTCAACTGCTTGGATAAAGTCTTGAGAGGCACTTGGATTTGTGGATCGTGAAGCGCGGGTTCTTGCGCGACTTGCTTTGCTTCCGCGACCAGCAGTTTCAAAGATAGCACCTGCGGCATCGCGCTGAATAACGCCATACGAATTGCGAAAGCCTCTAGCGCTGGATTTAGAACTTGGTGATGTTGATTTGATTCCTGCTTTAGCTTTGGCAGCATCGAAGCGCACAAAACTTCCTCGGCCTTGACCCTGTTGTAATGGTCCAATTAAGCCTGCATTTTTGTTCTCACGCGCCCATCCTGAAGGATGAATGTCAAAAGGTATATGTTCGCGGGCTTGTGTGACAACCTTGCTCAAGACACCTTTGATTTCTTTATCTAATTGTTTCTTGAGGTCAGGCGCGAAACGCTCAATGGCTAAGATAGTAGAACTCAGACCTTGAATTGAGATTCGATAATTTGGTGAATCCATTATTTGTTTCGCGCCTTTGCTCGTTCTTTCACATAAACGAAAATTGCTTCCAACACTCCGTCAGGGGCATCAAGTAATGCCACCGGCGAAATTCCAGACTCCACAGAGAGAGCTGCTATTTGATAGGTCAGGCTATCTCTGTGGATTCGGAAGAAGGGTCTGTCACCAAGGTCACTTCTTCAAGAGTGTCTAAGAAGTCAGGGCCAAAAGGTTT